CAAGCGGCGATTCTCTCTATTGGAATGGTGCGAGCATCTTTACACTTGAGACTTCAGACGTTATTGACTTCATCTATAACGCAGTCTAAGACGCCGCCGCTTGAGCCCTAGCCGCTCCTAAGCGAGCGGCAGGGCTCGACCTATCCCCACAGCGCGAGCCCCCGCACATGAGCGAGAATCACATGAAGATCAAAGCTAAACAAATAGACACCACGGGCGGGCTCACGCTACAGGGCGAGACGATTAACCGCCTCACCCACACCGACGCAGACGGCAAGCTAAAAGCGGCCGCTCTGCTCAAGATTGACACAGCAAACGCGCGCCTTGGAATTGGCACCACAACCCCAACCGCAACGCTCGACATTACGGGCGACACGGCGGGCGAGGCGCAAGTGATGATCAGGCAACACAACGACGATGCAGACGGGCCTGATCTAGTCTTTACGCGCTCGCGAGGGTACGAGGCGAGTAAGAGCACTCTCCAAAGCGGCGACAACGTGGGCCGTGTAAACGCGGAAGCCTGGACAGGGAGCGCCTACACACAGAACGGCACCTATGGATGGACAGCCACCGACACCGCAGGGAATAGCGAGTTTTCGCTAAAAACGCGCGTAAGCGGGACGTTTGCGGATCGCTTCGCGGTAGACAGCACGGGCAAGGTGAAAATCAGCGACGCCTACACGCTACCAGACAGCGACGGCACAAACGGGCAGGTGCTCACGACCAACGGAAGCGGCGCGCTGAGCTTTGCAGACGCAGCGGCGGGTGGCGCGAGCTCCCTTAACGAGCTCAGCGACGTAACCATCACAAGCCCCGCCGAAGGCCACACGCTTGTGTATGAGAGCGACGTAAGCAAGTTTGTAAACGAGCCTTTGCCTGTTTATAAAACGCAGCTCAGCTCAAGCGGGACGATCACGCTAGATAGACAGGGTGACTATTTTGTAACACTAGACGGGAGCACATCAGTCACAACAACCATCGCAGAATTGAGTTCAGCGACGGGTAGCCCGATCAATGGAACAATCACCTTTTATTCACGCGACGCCTTCACAAATTACATAGAGCTCACCAACGCAACAGCGTTTGACAACTATTTCGTGAGCCGTGACACTTCCATCTTTACGGATTCATCGCCTTACAGGCGCCTCAAGATCGAGAACGGTCAAAAGCTGCGCTTTCGCTTCGCAAACAGCCTCTTTTATCATATCGAGGACACACTAGGAGAGGCGAGCGACGTAAACCTAACAAGCCCAACTGACGGACAGGTGTTGAGCTACGACAGCGCGAGCTCAAAATGGATCAACGCAAACGCGAGCGGCGGCGGCGGCGTTCCTTCTGTAACTGTGAGCTCACCGAGCACAACACAGACGCTCAGCGCCCCAAGCACATCTGAAGAGGTCTACATATACACGCCAAGCGCGGCGATCAGCGTTAACCTGGTCGCCGCGGCGACCTGCGGCGCGGGCTTTCGCTACCATATCAAGAACAGAGGAAGCTTCACCCTCACCATAGACGCCAACAGCACCGAGACAATAGACGGAAGCCAAACTTACGCGCTAAGCATAGCGGAGAGCGCTGTGACGCTCGTCACCGACGGCTCAAATTGGTTCATCATTTAAAGAGGCTTGAGCGATGACCTATCTAGTGAAAAAAGAGCTCAGCGTTGTAATGATAGAGGCCACGCTTTCCAGCGCGCAGACAGCCTCACAAAATGATTATGTGCTCTTTGACACGCTCAGGGCCACGGGCTCACATGGCGTGAGCTTGAACAGCTCCACAGGCGCGATCACACTAGACACATCAAAGCACTATCACATTCAGGCTAGTGTAGACGTAGAGAGGGCAACGGCGACCGATTCATGGCGCTTTAACTTTGCAGACAGCAACGGCACAGAATTAACACCCGAACAAGGCGCCTTTGACGCGACACACGAACACCAAGCAAAAACCACATCAATAGGCGCCGCCTCGCCTACGAACACGATCATTTATCAGAGCACTCAACCACAAAGCGAAATCAGACTAAAAGCATTTACATTAGGAGCATCAAGCACAATCACTACAGACTTTAGCTTGTTGATTTTAGAAGTCACACCCCAAGACCATAACGACGCACCCGCGCTTTTCCACGCATGGAACAAAGACACCCGCGATCTGACGCTATGGACGGGGGGCACCTTTAGCCTAGACCGCTTCTCAAATTGCGGAGGATCTTTCAACACGATAGAGAATAAGCGTTCAATAGTATACGGAGAAATTAGAGCACACGCGGGCAACGGGCAAAGGATAGGCTACACCTTATATTTAAACAACACGACCACGGAAAAAGCAGAAGGCCCACAGGTGGGGAGTAATATACAAAGCTCGATTCTATTAGCCGACGATGGGGCGCATGGCGTCGTGGAGGGCGCGTGTTCGCTCAAAATGGGGGCGGCTGTCTCTACATATACAGACGGCGTGAGCGACTATGAAGAAACTCGAATCTTCGGAATCAGGATAGACCACACATGAGCCATCTCATCACGCGCGGTTTCTTACCGCTAAAATGTGACATCATCACACCCGATGACAAAAACGCCTCTGACTTTATGGTTTATCGAGTGCCTAGCTCTTTTAATACTGATATTTCGGTCACAGATAATAGCGACACAATCACGCTCTATTCAGGGAGCTCCTACTATTTAGAGGGCACCGTTCAGGCCGTCATGCCCTACGGGCGCATTTGGTACCAATTTTATGACAGCACCAACGCGACAAGCATCGGGCAAGAAGTCTACACGACAATGTGGAACAGCCCCGCAGTAAATCCCCGTATCTCGAGAAAGGTAGCTCGCGCCTTGATTTTAGATAGCGACATAAGCGGAGCAAGCCTTGATGTAAAATTAAAAATCAATCAAATAGAACAGCGCGCAGAATATACAACTCAAACAAATTGGACATTAAGCGCAAGCGGATATTTTAATACCACGTTCGGCACCCCATCCGTGCGAATTTGGCAACTACCGAGCTAGATATGATCAAGACCCACCGCCGCCAACTCGTAAGCGCTAAGAGCGTATGTATAGAGGCGCCTGACCTTCTCGCCATTATCGGCACGACAGGACACAGACCCGCCAAAGGTAAAGCAGAGCTCGACCCCGAGCGCCCCGCTCAAGAGGGTGAGGCGGGCTATGTTGATGTGCAGACATACCTGGCCGTATTAACGCAGGAGCTTCTCAAATGTCGTTCAGAATTAGCCTCAATAAAAAGACAGCTCTCACAGCCCTAGCGATAGGCGCCGTGCTCCTGTTTCTTTGGAGCGTGTATGCACAGCTCACCGAGGGCGCCGCGATAGCGGGCGCCATGCTCACAGCCTGGATAAGAGGGCGCCGCGCCGAGGCTCAGAGCACGGCAGACAACCACACCCAAGCGCAAGAGCTCAGCGAGGAGCTCAGCAAGCGCACAGAGGCCGAGAGCACAGAGGCCCACCGCGACGGCACAGAGGAGGCCCGAAAATGGTTAGATCGACCCTTTTAACAGCGGCGGCCTTTGGCCTATGGACACAGAGCACGGGCGAGCAGATCAAAGCCCCATGCCCACCGCGCGCGGCCTTTGAAGAGGGGCCCGTGCGCTTGCCTGAGAAATGCACCGCCCACGCGGCGGGCGTATGGATGAGCCCCGCAGGATGGACAGCGGGCGAGGCGCAACGCCGCGAGCTTGACGCGCGCGTAAGCGGGCTACAGCGCGAGCTAGAGGAGGCGAAGCGCCGAGCCGAGCGCGCCGAGACTAGACTAGAGCAGGCGCAAGGGCGTATGATTGAGGACTTGAGCACACTCAAAACAATATGCACCCCACCGCCCCCGCCTACTTGCCCAACATGGACGGCAAGACTGGAGGGCGCGCTTTTCAGCGCGGCGGCCTGCTCAGCTTACATGATAGGAAGCCAACGATGAACGACAACGACCGCCGACAGCTACGCGCAGACCTACTCGACGAGCTCGACAAGATAGAACTAAGCCCAAACGACCACCAAAGCGCGGCCGACGGGCTCCGCGTTGTCGCCCGAGCGCTTGAGGAATGGCGCCAACACATCGAGGAGCCACGCCGCCGCGTGACCGCTCACCCTATCTTAGACCGCTATATTAAGGGCGCGCTAGGGTGGGAATGGATAGACAGCTACCAGAATAGAAAGTTTGCCTGGTGCGGCGCCTTCGCGGCTCATTGTTGGATGGACACCACAAGCAACATGATCAGACAGCGGAGCTTTGCAAGCACCTACCGTTTACGAGAGTGGGCCAAAAACACCCCGCGAGAGATCGACCTAACCCGAGCCCGCGCGGGTGACTTGGTAATAGTGGGCAAGCGTAAAGCATGGGGCGACCACATCACCATTTTAGAGCGCATCGAAGGCGACACCTTATACACGATAGAGGGCAACGCTTTCGGAGAGCTCGCAGACGGGAGCCGAGGCGAGGGCGTAATAAGGCGACAGCGCGACGCCTCAGAGGTCGCCTTTATCTATCGCCCGCTTGAGGTAGACTTATGAGCCGCTTTAGCGACGAGAATATCGTAGAGGACACCCTAGAGAGCGCGGGGCTCTATAAGGCCCTTAAAAGCGCCTCAGAGGGCTCGAAAGCGTATGAGCTGAACCCTTACGACGTTGACACCCTCGCGAGCCAATACAGCACAATAGGAACAACGCACCAAGGAACACAGGGCGGGCTCAGCTATGACAGCTTACGACAGCTCGCAAGGGTGCCACTTATCAGCGCGATTATTCAAACGAGAATCAATCAGATCGCGGAGTTTGCGCGCCCACAGCCCGACCGCTACGCGGCGGGCTTTGTGATCAGGCCGAAGAATCAAGACGAAGAGCTAGACGAGCACACCCGCGATCAAATCAACTACCTCCAGGAATGGCTCTTGACTTGTGGAGCGCAAGAGGTAAGCGGCTTCCAAACGTTTGAAAGCTTCCTTCGACAGCTCACGCGCGATTCACTTGTGTTCGATCAAGCGTGTTTTGAGATCATCTACGCAAACGGGCGCCCCGTCGCTTTTAAGCCAGTAGACAGCGCCACAATCAGGCGCACAGCTCCAAGCGAGGAGGAGCGGAAGAGCGGGCGCCGTAACTCAACCCGCTCCGCTTATTGTCAGGTCATCGAGGGCCGCGTCGTCGCAGAGTTTCAAGCGCGCGAAATGGCTTGGGGGATCAGGCGGCCACGCTCAGAGCTCAGCGCCCGCGGCTATGGCTTCCCTGAGCTCGAAGAGGCACAGGCGACCGCCGTCGACATCATGCACAGCAAAGCCTACAACAGCGCAAACTTCACGCACGGGCTACATTTAAGCGGTATCCTAGCGATCAAGAGCAAGATGAGCCCAGCGCTCTTTAGGGCTTTCAGGCGTGAGTTCTATTCGATGCTACAGGGCCCGAACGGCGCCAAGAAAACGCCGATCATACAGCTTGACCCCGAGAGTAAAGAGGACGTTTCGAGCGTAAGCTTGAGCAACAGCAATCGAGACATGGAGTTTTCTTCGTGGCTCAATTTTCTGATTAAAGAGGTTTGTGCGCTGTATCAAATGGACCCCGCCGAGCTTGGCTACTTGTTCGGGAACGAGGGCCAAAGCTCGAGCCTGAACCAGAGCGGCCCGAATGAGCGTATTTTACACAGCCGAGAAAAGGGGCTCAGGCCGCTGCTCAGAGCTATAGAGACTTGGCTTAATAGGTGGCTTATTCAGCCCATCGCGCCACACTTGGAGCTCTCTTTTGTGGGCATCGAGAGCGAGAGCGAAGAGCGCCGCATCAAAGCGACCAAGGACAAAGTAAGCAGCTTTATCACCATCAACGAGGCGCGCCAAGCGTTCGACCTTCCACCGCTCGAGAAGGGCGGCGACATAGTGCTAAATCAGGTCTTTGTGACGGCATCAATGGGCCAAGATGGAGCAGAGGGCGAAGTAGACGATTCAGAGCTAGGAGAGACAGGCGCCGAGGACGGCGGCGGCTTAAATCGCTTCTTCGGTAAGAGCGCAGAAATCTTAGAGCTTGACGAGTTATTTTAGATAGAGCCTTGAGCACGGCGCCCGCCCGCGGTAGGCTGAAACCCTTTTCACCGACCGCATGAGAGGGGGGCGCCGTGAGCCTCATAAGCGAGTATGTATTCAAGGCCAAATACGCGCGATTTAACGCGCAAGAGCAACGACGCGAGACATGGAGCGAGGCCGTCGCCCGTTATATTGAGATGCACCGCCGCCGCTACCCTGACGAGCAAGCACAGCTTGACGAGCTCCAAGAGGCGCTAGAGCGTCGCGAGATTCTACCGAGCATGAGAGGGCTTCAATTCGGTGGCGCGGCCATTGAAGAAAAAAACATGAGGCTCTACAACTGCACCACATCACACGCAGACCGCCCGCGATTCTTTGCAGAAGCGCTTTGGCTACTGCTCGCAGGCTCAGGCGTTGGCTTCTCTGTACAGCGCCACCACACCGCGCGGCTACCTAAGATCGAAGCGCCCGAAGAATCGACCGTTTACTTTGTTCAAGATTCTATCGAGGGATGGGCCGACGCGACACACGCGCTCATGTGCGCCTATATGGAGGGGGAGCCCCTGCCCATCTTCGACTTCACGCTTATCCGACCCGAGGGCGCACCGCTTAGACACGGCGGCCACGCTCCAGGCTCTCGCCCGCTCGAGCAAGCGCTAGACGGCATAGAAAACATCTTAAAAAGCGCCGTAGGTAGGCGCCTTGAGCCCGTCGAGGTTTTCGACTGTACGATGTACCTAGCAGACTGCACCCGAACAGCAGGGACACGCCGTAGCGCCACGATAGCGCTCTTTGACGCGAACGACGAAGCCATGTTGAGCGCCAAGAGCTCGCCTAATTGGTATGAGACACACCCGCAACGGGCGCGCGCAAATATCAGCGCCGTCATAACACCCGACACCCCGCGCGAGACATTCGAGCGTATCTTTGGCTATACGCGCAGCTATGGGGAGCCTGGCGTGTTGTTCCTAGACAGCCCCGAGTGGAGCGTAAACCCATGCGCGGAAATTATCATGTGCCCTCTCTACATCACCAAGCCAAACGGCGAGCCCTTGGAGCGATACACGACTTATTTACTCGACCCCGCGCGCCGCGCCGCGCTTGAGATGGAGGGCTACAAGTTTAAAAGCGGATGGAGCGCTTGCAACCTCTCGACCGTAAACGTAGGAAGCACAGACACACCCGAGGAGCTCAACCGCCGCGCGAAACTAGCGGCGCGCCTGGGCACATATCAAGCGGGCTATACGCAGGCGGGCTATTTAGGCGAGATCACGCGCTTGATCATGGAGCGAGAAGCGCTTTTAGGTGTGAGTTTGTGCGGTATGGCAGAGCGCCCCGAGCTCACCACCCACCCCGAAACACTCGAAGCAGCCGCGCGGGCCGCCGTAGCAGAGAATAAAGAGACGGCCGCCCGTATCGGGATCAGACAGAGCTCAAGAGTGACAACCATCAAGCCCGAGGGTACCGCTTCACTAGTGCTAGACACATCGAGCGGCATCCACCCCGCACACGGGCGCCAATATATCAGACGCATCCAAGCAGCAGCACATGAGCCCGTGTTTCAGGCGTTCCAAGCAGCCAACCCCGAGAGCGTTGAACCTTCGGCATGGGGCGCAGATTATTGCGCTCTTTTCGCCCTCGAGAGCGAGGGCACAACCCGCGACGAGCTCAGCGCCTTAGAGCTCCTTGACCGCGCCCGCCTAGCGCTCAAGTCATGGGTCAAGACGGGCACCGCGAGGCCCTCGCGCTTGATAGGCGCAAACCATAACGTGAGCCTCACAGTAAGCGTGAAGCCCGAAGAGTGGGAAGATGTAGAGGCGTATCTATGGACACACCGCGACGAGCTCAGAGGCGTGAGCTTGTTATCTTACTCTGGCGATTATGACTACCCACAGCCGCCGCTTCAAAGCGTGAGCGCAGAAGGCGAGAGCGACGCAGAGCGCGCCGCGTGGGAGACATGGCAAAAGCTCAAAAGCACCGCCGAGCCCGTAGACTATGACAGCATCATAGAGCACAATGACACGACGCAACCACTAGAGACGGCAGCTTGTGCGGGTGGTATGTGCGAGCTCAAATGAGGCCCTAAAATGAGACAACCCCCGACCATAGACCGCCCCCCGCTATGGGAGGGGCTACAATTCGAGGAGATCGAGCGCCCCAACAACGCGCGCGAGCTCCAAGAGCTACGTTTTACCCGAGCGCTAGGCTACCCATCAGCCGCCGCCCGAGCGCTTGACCTGCTCAAGCAAGCGGGCGCGGCGCGCTCAGGAGGACGCCCCCTGGCAGAGCATGAGGGCGAGCGCCTCGCGCGCTTAATCGCCCGCCTTACAGATTTATGGGCCTCATGGACAGACACAGAGCGCGCAACCTTTAGCGACCGCTACCTAGACCACAGCAAGCAACCAAACAGCGCGCGCCCGACCACATCGAGACACACCACCACCTACAACCAAACACCGCGCGAGCTCGCGCGCTTGCCCTTCACCCCGCACCTATACCAAGCGCGCGCGGTACACTTCGCGCTAGAGAGCCCGCGCTGTTTATTGGCGCTCGAAATGGGGCTAGGTAAGACGCTCATAGCGTTGATTGCGTACCATGCCATGAGAGACAGGCGAGAGCTTCAACGGGCGATCATCAGCGCCCCCAAATCAGCGCACAGCTCATGGGCCGAGCATCTCGCCTACAGCGACGCGCCAAGCGTAACCTTGACGGCCGCGGCCCCCGCGAAACGAGAACAGGCATATAAAGCGCTATGGGAAGGCGCCTTGAGCGCCGTCGTAGTCACACCGCAGACGCTCGCCCGTGATTATGGTTACTTCAAGAAGATACTCACCGCGCACCCCACGCTCTTGATCGCTGACGAGGTACACAAAGCCAAGGCCCTCGACAGCCAAATAGGGAGGGCCTTCGAGGCGCTTAGCGAGCGCGCCGCGCGCGTGATAGGGCTAACAGGCACACCCGCGCCAACACATATAGATGACTTTTATTACATCGTAGACAGGATAGCCCCCAACACCTTGGGCGATTTACAAGAGTTTAGCGACCGCTACACCTACAAGCTCTTTGATCAATGGAGCTCAAGCACGGGCGCCACATATCGAGCGGGCGCCGTAAGGCCCGACCGCCTCGCGGAGCTCTACGACCGCCTCGAGCCCGTCGCCTTTATCCGCACCACGGCAGACCCAGACGCCGCGGGCGCGACCTTACCCCCGCGTATAGACCTCGCGCCCTATATCCCAATGGATGACAAACAGCGGGCAATCTTGGAGGCCCTCGCGAGACAACAACGCGCGCGAGAGCTCCACCCGCAGGCATACGAAGCCGCGCTAAGAGGCGAGGGCGGCGAGCTCGAGCAGATAGCCGCCGAAGGCGCCACAGCCACAGCTCAAGCGCTAGGGATCAGAATCGAGCAACTAGGCATCACACCCGCGATCTTTTCACCTACCTTCGGGGCGCGTTATCCCGATTATGAGGCGCCCAAGGTGCGAATGATTGCTAACGCCACGATCAGCCACCTGAAAGAACACCCATCGAGCGCCGCTGTGATCTTTTGTGAATACACGGCAGGGCTAGAGGCTATGAGACAGGCACTAGAGCGCCGAGGGCTCACAGCGCAAGACCTCGCGACATACCAGGGGAGCACAAGCCCCAAGCAACGGCGCAAGCTCACAAAGGCGCTCAACGAGGGCGGGCTAAAGGTGCTTTTAGGACAAACCAAAGCACTAGAGACAGGCGCCAACCTACAAGCCCGCGCGACTTTCGTCGCCCACCTCTCGACACCTTGGAGCCCCGACACCCTAGCGCAGAGCACGGCAAGGGTATACCGCCAAGGACAACGCCACCGCGTGACCGTGCTCAGGCCCTCGAGCTCAGCACTTGAAGAGGCCAAAAACCGCGCGCTCACTCGTAAGATATTAAACGCCGCACAGCTCACGGGCGCGCTCACGACAGCAGACGCCGCAATCATGGACACAACAGCAGACCCGCGAGTGAGAAAAGCACAGAACGAGCTACTTGAGCGCGGCGCCTATAGCTATGGTATAATAAGCGCACTTACAGGCGCCGATTTTAGGGGGATGAGATGAAGAACAGGCTAAGGCTAACGGGCCCCCGCGCCGATCTGAGCGAGCCCGCGACACAGTTAGAGATTTATCGACAACTACAGAGCCAAGAGGGCCGCGCGCGCCGCGAGATCAAGATAGGCGAGCAGATTAACGGCTATGTGATTATGGAGCCCCGCGGGCCGATCACGCCCGTTATAGACCTAATCAAAGCGCGCACGGCGCCACCGAGAGGCGGAGAGCTCGCAGTCATAGACGATCTAAAATCGGACATGATGAAAGCCTATGACCGCCGAGCCGACGCGCTAGGCTTAGAGCTCGCGGCGCTCTTAGAGGTTGAGGAACTCGAGAAGAGTAAACAGACCTTCAAGCCACCAAAGGCCGCCCAGGCAGCAGCCAAGCGCGGGCTAGAACTCAGGGCCAAGTACAAGCGCGGCGGGCTCTCGACACGCGAGGCGGGCGAGCAGGGCATAGGTTCAGGCGTACAGAGAGCCGTAAACCTAGCGAGAGGCGACGCGCTCGATTTAGACACGCTGAAAATGATGCGAGGTTTCTTCGCTCGCCATAAGCGACACAAGGACAACCGCAACGAAAAGGGCGAGCCCGCGGCGGGCATGATCGCCTGGCTTTTATGGGGAGGCGACCCCGCGCGCGCTTGGGTAAATCAGACGCTTGACGCACTAGAGGACACAGACAAATGAGCTTATTCTTAGACCTATTCAAAGGCCGTACTCAAAAGTACATCAAGCGCATCCCCAAAGCGGGCGGCGGGTATCGCTACATCTATAAAGAGCACCACAAGGGAGGCGTAGGAGCTCAAGAGCACATGAAGGAAGGCGCCGCGTTTAAGCTGACCTTCGGAGGGCAAGAGGGCCACTTTCACATAGTAAAGGCTCAGGGCGACAAGATCACGGTCAAACATGATGAGCTACACGGGCCTGATCATAAGGGCGTCGAGATGACAAAGGCCGAGCTGAGCGCGCTCCTGACACGCGAGCACCGCCCTGCACTAGAGGCAGACGCCAAGAAGAAGCGCGAGCGTGTGGAGCGTATGAAGCGCGAGACACCGCGCCACATAGGGCTAAAGCGAGCTGAGCGACTCGCGAAAGAGGCAGAAGCGCGCTTAGGTGAGGAGCGCAAGCCCCAAAGATCTGCGGGCTACGCCTCAGACGAATTAGGTCAAAGCAATTATGAAAAACATGGCGGCCTACTTGACCAAGCAGCCGAGCGCGCAGGCGTTCCCGTTTCAAGAAACAACGTCGGACGGTCAGTTGACGGGCGAATTGTCAGGGATAGTACACCGCAAGTCTCCATTGATAGCCCCGCAGGTGTACGCAAAATCTTAAAAGATATAACGCGCGCACAAGTCCAATTTATACAGAACCGCGCCATAGAATGGCTCGCCGCTAACTCAGGAGACAGCCCCGCAGAAATACGGGAACACATAGAGCATATAGCGGGAACAAACCAAGCGCGCGCGGCGCAAAAGTACAAAGACGCGGCGGCTGCGCTCTCTGAGGTTGCGAGTTTTACAAAAGACAACCGCGGGCGAGCAGACAAACAACAAGGCACGATCAAAGCACTCGAGATTATCGCCGAAGCGCGCAAGATAGGAAAGCAACCAACCACACCCGCGCCCGCGCCCGATCAGATCAAACGCGACCTAGAGCCCAAGACTAGCGCGGAGCTCGCGCGCGTGTTCGAGTCCGAGCTGAAAAGAGTAGGGTTTAAGGGCGTTAAAACATGGATCAAGAACGAGGGAACACCCCGAGAAATCGCAAGAATCTATGTTCAAGGCGAGCAGAGAGGCAGAAGAGGACAAGGCTATATTGACCTACCTATGAGCGCCGATGCGCTCCCGAGCGGCGGCGCCCTGTTCGCGGATGCTTTTAAGCACCCGATGATAGACCTAAGAAACCTCCCGCGCTTAACACCGCCACAGGTGGAGGCTCTCATCCAAGCTCAGGCCCGCTTATCTCTGCGCTTAAAGGGCAAGAGCCAAATCATAGCAGACCCGACGGATAACAGGCTGATCAAGCTCATGCTCGACTATACACAGCGAGCGACAGCCACCCCGCAAGAGCTCACAAATCTGATCAAGCAAACAGCTGACATGAAACAGATCAGCCGAGACAGCTTAAACAGGAACCAAACGCTTGAGCATATCAGCGCAGGGCTAAGCCGAGAGTTCGTTTCTCGACCCGAGACACCTACACCCGCACCAACGCCAGCACCCACACCAACGCCCGCGCCCGACAACTTCGAGACAATGCCCGAGGGCGAGCGCATCGCCAACAAAGCCCGCGAGGCAATCGAGCGAGTTAAGGCGCACATCAACGAGCTCAGAGATCAGCACAGCGTCAGCCTATCAGAAGATGAGGCGCTCGAGATCGACGAGCGGATACTAGATGCACAGCTCACACTCAGGAAGCTCGAGCGCGAGGAGCTCAAAGCGCGCCGCGCCGCCGCTAAAGAGCAGGCGCCCAAAGCTCAGCCCATCGAGCCCCCTAAGCCTGAGCCCGTTAAGGTAGCGCCCGCGCCCGCGCCGAAGCCCATTAAGGTAGCGCCCGCGCCTGAGCCCGTATATGCACACGCTCAAAACACGCGAAGAATAGTAGACCGCGCGCTTTCCTCAAAGCCGACAGGCGTCGATCTTAACGACGCCCGCGCCGTGCTCCCCAACATAGGCGATCTAAAGCTCATGCTCTCCGAAAAGGAGAGGCTCAAGCGCGCTAAGACGGAGCTCGCCAGGGAGTTCAACCGCCCTAACTTTCTTGGGCATTTTAACCCCGACGGAGATATTGACCGAGCGCTAGATCACTACCTTAATGGGCCTTATGTAGAGATAGAACAAAAGCGCCTAAGAGACATAGAAAAGGGCTTCAAGATCGCTTTAAGGGACGCCCGAGGCGAGGATCTAAAGCAAGTCAAAGAAGAGATCAGACGCTTTTGGCGCGAATGGGGAGGCGCCTATGTGCGCTTACACGGCGAGCTCGTCACAGAGCGCACACAAGGCGAGGCGCTCAGGAAAATTAGGCCCCTGATCCAAGAGGGCGCCTTGACACCTCAGATCAACCAGATGCTTGATCGACTCGAGGATATTATTGATCAGAAACCCGTTACGAGTAACGACCCCGCACGTTGGATCTTCTTTCAGGAAACCAACAAGGCGACAAGAGACAACCCGCGGCAGACCTTCCGCGAGTATCTAGCAGAGACAGCGCCCGAGGCCACAACCCCCACACAGGAAGAAGCGCCCAAGACCCCCCGCGAGCAGCTCATAGAGACAGCGCGCGAGGCCACGGCGCCCGCTCCCGAGCCCGCACCCGCACAGGAAGAAGCGCCTGAAATGGTGGCGTTTGTAGAGCAGGCCCTTCGAGACAGTATAGGTAAGATGAGGCCCGCGCGAATCATCCAAAGGGGCGAGAAAATCACAAACCCCGCCACCTACGACAACATAGAGACGCGCTACTTCTTCGCCGTCGCGTCTGCTAAATTAGGCCGCCAATTTGTTGACCTTGGATCACGATTGGACACCCCCGAAACACGGCAAGCTATAACGGACATTTATCGGGCCACTCATACAAAGGGCGCCAACGCGGAACAAGCAAAGGCCCAAGCTTACCCGCTCATTTTAGAGCAGATCATAAACACGCTTGAGGGCTTTGATCTAAAAACATGGTTCCAAACCGAGCCCGAAAGCCTAGCGAAGATAGAGCGCCGTATCGAGACACTCAAGCAGCTCAAAGCAAAGGCTCAAACCCCCCGCGAGGCCACGGCGCCCGCGCCTGAGCCCGTGCAAGAGCAACAACCCGCGCCCGATAACTTCGAGACAATGCCGAAAGACGAGTTTCTTGAGCACCCACAAGTGAAAGGAATAATAGGCGGCGAGCGTGGCGAGGTTTTCCGCGCACTAAATGCGGCACCGAGAGAGATCACCGTGAGGCTCCATCAGATAGTGCTAGACAACTACAAAGAGCATAAAACAACAGGCTTTCCCGAAGATACCACGGTCGCAATCTTACAAGCATACAAACACCCCGAGGAAATGGCGGCCAAGGATAAAAAGCTCAAAGAGCGACAAGCCGCGCTCGCGGGCCTAGATGAGCGGCTACCCCTAGCAGGGATTAAGGCGAGCGATCTTTCACTAGCAGACGCCCAGGCTTCTTACCGCGGCGTTTCTTGGAGCGGTAAAGAGCGAGGAGAGCAAGAGCTCCTTGAGTTTAAAGACATCTTAGACCGACTAGAAGAGACAGGACGCCAATATATCGAGGCGGGCGCACATGAGGGCGACGTTTCAAGCGTAATCTCTTACCACGCTCAGAAGATACTAGACGCCAAGCGCGCACAGATCGCCGCGCGAGGCCGTACCATGAGCGCCATGATAACAGGCCGCGGAAACTTCCCCGTCAGAAGCCAAAAAAAGAAGATGGACACCTACGACAAGCGCCTAAGCGAGTTTGTGGCCGCCGTGGACAAGGCGAAAAAACAGCTCAAGAAGCTAGACCCCAACAGCAGACACGCGCAACGCATCGAGCAGGGAAGCGGCGTTGACGCATACCAGGCGAAGCTAGATAAGCTCGTCGCACTACAAGCCGAATACAAGAAGCTAAGAGCCAAAGCGCGCAAAGAAGGCAAAGAGCCCGAGCTTGTCATCCCTCAATATCTGCTCACAAATAACAACGCCCAAATCAAGCGAGTGAGAGAGCAGATCGAGAACGAAAAGCAAAGAGAGCAACAGCTAGATACCGCCGACAAGCTCAAGGACTACACAATGCCTGACGGCAACGAGCTACAAGTGGACAGAGATCAAAAGGACAACCGCCTAAAGCTCCACTTTTGGGAAAAACCCGACAAGGACACCATCGCCAAACTCAAGAGGAGCGGCTATAAATGGAGCCGCTATAATGAAGCATGGCAGAGACAGCTCACAACGAACGCACTCAAAGAGCTCCCTTCACTCTTAAACAATCTAGGCGCCGTAGAGGCGATAGAAGAGGCCGACGCGTAGCTGCCCAACCCGAAACACACACAGGAGCCCCCTGCATGAGCCCGTTAAACCTATTCAAAGGCCGTACTCAAAAGTATATCAAGCGCATCCCCAAAGCGGGCGGCGGGTATCGCTACATCTATAAAGAGCACCACAAGGGAGGCGTGGGCGCCGTGGAGCACATGAAGGAAGGCGCCGCTTTTAAGCTGACCTTCGGAGGACAAGAGGGCCACTTTCACATCATAGCCACCCAGGGCGACAAGATCACGGTCAAGCATGATGAGCTACACGGGCCCGATCATAAGGGCGTCGAGATGACAAAGGCTGAGCTGAGCGAGCTCTTGACGCGAGAGCACCGCCCCGCGCTAGAAGCCGACGCTAAGAAAAAGCGCGAGCGGGTAGAGCGCATGAAGCGCGAGACACCCCGCCACATAGGGCTAAAGCAGGCTGAGCGCCAAGCGAAAGAGGCTGAAGCCCGCTTAGGTGAGGAGCGCCCCGACAACTTCGAGACAATGCCTGAGAGTGAAGGCGAGAGCCCGACAAGCCCCGCGCAGAGCGTCGAGGACATAGACGCACAGCTAGAGGCGAACGAGCCTAAGCTAAGCGAGCTCAGCAATCTTCAATTTAGACTCAAGCAAGCGCGCAAGGCCCCGCCACCAAAAGCAGGCAAACGAGCCAAGCCCCCCGAGGACTTATTCAGCGGGCTAGGAGCAAGCCGCGAGGCCGCCGTAAAGCAGGGCTTTCAGCTCAGGAAACCCACCGAGGCAGAGGCCCGCTTGATCGAAGAGCAGCAAGCGATCTTTGACGCGCCCCCAGACGCTAAGCCTAAGCCCTCGCCCGAGCTCGCGGCGATACGCGACCAATATCGCGAAGCTTTCCCCGAAGGGCCCGCAAAGCCCTTTAAAGAGCTCTTTATGACGGGAGTGATTCTTGAGCCGTACACGCTAAAGCACACACAAGCCACCCGCGCCGACATAGACACGGGAAAACTAGCAGAGCGTCTTTCTCGTTGGGAAGGGCGAAGCGCAAAGCGCGCCCAAAAAGAGGCCGCTGAGATCAGAGCGCTCTATATAGACAAAATGAGAGAAATAGAGCTCTACGCCGCCGACGCTTTAGAGCACAGCACCACAGACGAGCAACGCGCCGAGATAAATAAATTAATCCAAGGAGCGAGAACAAAAGCCCGAGACTATATCGAGCGCTTTACAAGTGGCCGTGAGGAGGGTAAGCGCAACAACGCCGACAATCTACAAGCCTTCCTGAAAGTAGACCTGAACATCACCCGCGCGCTCAGAGAGCTTAGGAGCAAGCACCTTGAGCAGTCAAGCAAGGAAGCCCAACGCCAAGAGCGGGCGATCTTAGACCAAAACGCCGAGCTCAGAGATCGAAAGGACGAGATCGAGGCACAAGCGCGCCAACCCGCGCCCGACAACTTCGAGACAATGCCTGAGAGCGATGACTACACACAGCAAGGTGTCGCGCTCAGCTCAAAGGCCCGCGCGGAGCTCGCGAGGGCAACGGGCGCCGCTATGCGGGCGGGCGACCGCGATAAGGTGAGAGAGCTCACCGAGCGCGCCGACCGCGACAACGTACACACGGGCGATGAAAAGATAGACGCGCTCTTTAACTTTTACTTTGTGGAGGGCACACGCAAAGACCTACCAGACGGCGGCCGCACAGTAGAGCACTCAGGGCGCCTTAATGGAGCAGATGAGCAAGCCCTAGAGGACGCAGTTAAGCGCGGCGTTTTAAACGTACAGACAGCGCCAAACGGCGCAAAGGTCTACAGCCTGAGCGGCGAGCGCGCGGCCCGCTCCCTAGACAGCAATATGACCTTGGTCACAAACAAAGGCGCGTACACCTTCAACTATGCCGATTTTAGCGCGCCAAACGCGCATGAGGGCTACCCACCCGAACAGCTCGCAGAGGACTTGATTAAAGAAAATGATGACCTACCGCCGCCGAAAGACCCCGCGCGAGTCAACGCGATACTTGACGAGCTCAAGGGCTTGATCAAGGAAAACCCCGCACTAGCTAAAGATCCCCGTATCGCGGCGCTCTTAGGAACACCCGAAGGGAAAGAGCCGCCTAAGCGCGAAGGGCGCGAGGCCACGCTATTTGTGACAGGGATCGCGGGCTTAGACCCTAACCAAAAAGCGCGCTATAAGCTCATTGAAGCGGGCGATGCTATCGCCTCACATGACCCGATAGCCTTCTCAAAGCGCCGCGACTACCCCGAAGGCGTACAAGAGCGCGCATACCACAGCGCCAAAAACGAGCAGCTCAAGGTGATAGCCAACGCGGGCGCAAAGTTTAACCCAGCATACCTTGTGAACACGAACCCCGACGCCACCAACGGCCCGCCCATCCTCACACCCGAGGGCCACGCGCTAGGTGGAAACTCGCGCGTGATGAGCTTACAGCGTGTTTATAATCAAAACCCCGAAGGGGCTAAGCGGTATAAAGAGGAGCTCAAAGCACAGGCCGCCTCTTTCGGCTTCACCGCCGAGGACATCGACGCGCTAGAGGCGCCCATGCTCGTCAGAGTGTACGACCCACAAGACGACAGCACCGAGGAGCTCAGGAAGCTAGTCAGAGCGATGAACGAGAGCAAAACGGCGGGCATGGAGGGCCGCACCGAGGGCCGCGCGCTCGCCTCAAAGCTCAGCGACAACACGCTAAAGACGATTAAGCGGGTGCTAGACAAAGCCCCGAAAGACTACAGCCTAAACAGATTCTTGACCAAGCCCTCAAAAGGCTTAGACGAGCTTGTGGGCGCCCTCTTCCGTGATGGGATCATTACACCTGAGAGCGCGCCTAAGCTCTTGAGGGTATCAGACGGCACACTAAACCCACAGGGCCGCGACCTTGTTCAGAAAATCTTAGTGGGGCACGTTGTGAGAGATGATCGCATTTTAGCGGCGCTTGACTACCAGACTTATGAAAACTTAACCGTCGTGCTAGGCAAGCTCGCGGCGGCAGGGCTCAACGAGACACAGCGCAGCGCGCTAGAGGACGCTGTGGCGCTCTATAACTACGCCACCCAAAAAGACACGCTCAAAGCCCGCGACAGCCTGAAAGAGCGCGATGATGCTATGAGATTCATCTTAGAAGAGGAGCAAGAGCTGTTCAGCGGAGCGAGCGCCGAGGGCCTCGACATGGAAGGGCTCAAGAGCCGTACCCTAGCCAACCCGCTCGCGCGCGGATTTCTACAAATGATGGTACTCGCGCCAAGCTCGAAAAAGCTAGAAAACGCCTTCGACAGCTTCATCGAGCTCACAGAGAAGAAAGAGCAAATAGATATGTTCGCCGCGGGCCCTATGGAGTACGAAACCGCAATCAATCAGCTGATCAAAGAGCTAGGCGACAAAGAAAAGCTAGATGTGCGCCCGTATGGACAGACTAAAAAGAGCATCGACCTAGAAACAGCGCTCTTTAAGCACCTACTTCGCAAGGCCCGAGCCCGTGCCCTATCCTAACGAACACGCCGCCCGACAACTTGAGCCCGAAGGCTTCGCGCGCTATAGCTCGCAAGACATAGCCGAGGGCTTACGCTTGATCTTTGGTATAACACCAGGCGGAGAGCTCAAGCTACAATCCATCCGAGCAGATCGAGCCCGTTTCACACCCGCGCAGTTTAAAGCATGGCTCAAGCGCCGAGGCTATCAAGCCGACATAGAACCCGCCACAGGAAGAGGCCCCCGTGCTAGTGACTGAAGCCCAAGCAATCACAAGCGAGGCAATCCGCGACCACTTCGACGCGCTCAGCGTGGAGCTCTTAGGCGCCCGCGCCGCAGGGCTACCCCGCGAGCGTATCGAGGAGCTCATTCAGCGAGGGCGCTTGAGCATAGACGCGCTCACAGGGCTAGACATGGGCGACCTATCCGAGCCCCTCAACCCTGTACTCTTCATGCGACTACTAGGCACCCCATACGCGGAGGCAGACCCGCAGACCCGCGCACAAATGAGAACATGGGCGCTTGATAAATGGGCGCGCGAGCTCCAAAGCCCGCTGAGCGCCCGCATAGAGCAAGACACGGGCGCCATAGACACGACCCCGCCACCGTTCAGCATAGACCGCCCGCCACCACCCGAGGAAACGAGCTACACACCGACCCCGCGCCCGTTCCCCTCTTGGCTCAATCAAGCAGAGCAAGCGGGCCTTGTTAGCGCGTATGAGCACACGGGCCGCTTTATCAGAGGGCTAGGAAACACCCTCATAGACGAAGCGCGCGGGATCATAGCGGAAGAATGGGCAGGCGAGAGGCTACTAGCCACACCCGACCCCGCCAGACGAGACGAAGCGCTCAAGATACTACGCGAGGAAATAGCCACAGCCACCCTCACCCGAGACACGGCCCAAACCGCCGCCCGACGTATTAGACAGAGAACAGGCGACCTCGCCCGCAACTTTGAGCGGATAGCCGAGACAGAACTACAGGCGGCACATAACGACGGGATGCTTTATCAGGCGGCCTACCTTGACGGCGACGAGGCCCGCGTGGCTCGTATCCCCGAGAGCGCCGCTTGTCGCCATTGTTTGAGGCTCTTTATAGGCCCCGAAGGCCGCCCCGTTATCTTCAAGATTGACGAGCTCGCCGCCAACGGCACCAACGTAGGACGCAAGGCGGCCGACTATCTACCCACCGCTTATCCCCTGCATCCAAATTGCCGCTGTGATACTATACCCATCAGAGCAGGACAGGCCGCGACCCGCGAGGGCCGCTTGATAAAGGAGCCCGTATGAGGACACTAGGCCGCTTTAATCTCGTCAAAGCAGAGGCAAACCCCGACCAACCAAACACCGCGCGCATCCAGGGCGTTATCTCTACAGATGACACCGACCTCCAAGGGGAGAGCGTCGCGCAAGGCGGGCTTGACTTCGACTACTTCCTTAAAAAAGGGTGGCTCAACTACGATCACAAGGCAGGGATCGAGAACATTCTAGGCTATCCGCTCAAAGTAGAGCGCAACGGGAACAAGACACATTTAACGGGCGTCTTGTTGCTAGATAAACCGCTGGCGCGCGAGATATACGACACCGCGCAGAGCCTCGCCAAAGCAGGCGCCCCGCGCTCGCTAGGCTTTAGCGTAGAGGGCCACGTTATCGAGCGCGACCGCAACGACCCCAAACGCATCACCCGCGCGAAGGTCATAAACGTCGCAATCACCCCAAGCCCGATCAACCCGCAAACACAGCTCGAGCTCCTCAAGAGCCTGGTGGGCTACCAAACACCAAGCGCCACGGGCCCAGGGCTCGCGGCTCTCGTACCCCAACAACTAGACCCCGTTTTAAGCTCAGCAGACAGCCGCGCTCTGAATGGCTTGTATGATGAACGGCTCGCTAGTACAATAAAGGGGCTTTATGCACAATTCCCGAGCGTCGATCTCAAGGACATACTTGACGCCGCCCACACCATCACACAGCAAACAGGAGAGGCCCGCCAATGAATCGCGCCGACCTTATTGATATGCTCATGGACGCGGGCGTAAGTCTCGCAGACGCGGAGCGCCGCGCAGATGAGCAAATGAATGACCTAAACCAACGCGAGACGCTCGCTAAGAGCCTCGATGCGCTCAACGAGATCGCAGAGCGCCAGGCAGAGGCCGAGGCCCTCGAGGCCGCGCGCATCGCAGAGGCTCACGCCGACGGCGAGGCGTCTTTCGCGGAGCTCATCGCCCCCGCGCTCGACGCTATGCTCTCAGAGACACGCGCACAAAATGAGGCTCTCTGTAAGGGCCTCACGGGCGCGCTCGAGCTTCTCAAGGGCCTCAAGAGCGAGCTCAAGGAGCTCAAGGCCCGCCCCGTCGCACAGCCTACGGCGCAGCCTCTCGCGAAGAGCGTTGACTATATCCCCGCACCAAGCGAGGCAGCGCCAACCTCCGACGCGCGCGACGAGTTAATCAAAGCCCTCACCTCACCATCTAACAGCGAGCGCGCTTCTGAGATGCTTCAGGCCGCCGCACTACTCGAGAGCGGCGCAAACCCCGCAGACATTCGGGCCCGTTTCGGCCTTTAATTAGGAGAAAGCAAAAGCATATGAACACGCAAGCACTCGTCAATGAGCTCAAGAAGGGCTCCGTAGGCTATCAGACTCCACTCGTCCCACAGGGCGGCTCACAGGTGGCCTCTAACCTCTCGCCACTCGTCCCGCAGCAGCTCGAGGCGACTCTTTCAACCGCGACCTCAAGCATGGCTGATCTCAAGCTATGGCCTATGATGCAAAAGGTCATGGCTCAGAATACCGTGGTTGAGTTTAATCGCGTCCTGAGCCACGGCGCCGAGCACTCTCCCTTTATCGGTGAGGGTGGCTTAGCTCCGCTCAACCGTGCGACCTACGAGAAGGTGGCCACTCAGATCAAGTACCTCGCAGAGCGCCGCGAGATTACCGACCAGGCTAATCTTGTCACCCTCAACGGCCCAAGCCCTGACGCGCTCGCAGAGGAGACAACCCGCGGCACCGAGGCGCTTTTACGCCGCGTGGAAAAAGAGCTCTTCCACGGTGACAGCTCAGTCAATGATAACGCATGGGACGGGATCATCAAGCAGATCAAGGACGGCGGCAACACCTCCGACCTTCGCGGTAAGGCTGTCACGCCTGACTATCTCCAAGAGGTCTTAGGCTCACTCTACAGCGCGCCGTTCTATGGCATGGCGTCACATATCCTTGTGACTCCCCGCGTCCTCTCTGAGCTCATCAAGCAGACCGTCTCATACGGGCGCCATGATCAGATCATGCTGAACAACGGCCGCGTAGACTTCGGCTCTAATCAGATCAGCATCAGCTCGCCTTATGGTATGGTTCCCGTCGTGGCTTGCCCCTTCATGGAGCGCCATGACCGCGTGGCACCCGCGGCGGCATCAAGCGCCGTCTACGAGGGCTCTGTCGTTACTCCAACCATCAGCGTCGCGGCGGCGGCGGGACAGAACGCGGCTTCTAAGTTCGTCGCGGCTGACGCGGGCGTCTACACCTACCGAATCGTTCCAGTCGGCCCGAACGGCGTGGGCGTTCCTGTAGACACCGTGGGCGTATCCGTTGCCGCGGGCGATCAGGTCACGTTCACCATCGCGAACAGCGACGGCCGCGCGACCGTTGACCATTACCGCATTTACAGGAGCGCACCCGACGCAGCAAGCGCAGACGGCGCGCTTCTCGTTGGCGAAATCCGTAACGCTAACGGCTCAACCGCGTTCGTGGACAATAACGACAACATCGCGGGCGGCTCTGATATTCTCTTGGTCAACAACAGCGCTGATCACATGGTTTACTATCAGATGCTCTCGCTCATCCGTCGCCCTCTCGCTCAGGTGCGCTCGACCTTCCCGTTCATGCTCATGATGTTCGGGGCCCCCGCGGTCAAGCTCCCCTCTAAGATGTGGGCGATTCGTAACGCAGGGATCAACCCCGCGCAGGGCCTCCCATAAGGCGCCCGCTTAGCTCTCTAAGAAAGGTCTAAAATGTACCGCTCAAAGCGTTTCCGAAACGGTCAAATCTCTATCGCGGGCGAGCTCGCCACGATTGAAGAATACCAAATCACTAGCGCCTTGAGCGACGCACAAAAGGCCCATCTTGAGAGCTCGCCCGCGTGGATGCTCATCGAAGAGCCCACGCGGGAACCATCCCCCCGCGCCACCTCTGAGGAGGAGGCGCCCGAGCCTGTTAAGCAGGCCGAGGCCCTGGAAGAGAAGCCCAAGCCCAAGAGGCGCGGGCGCCCTCGCAAAAAGGCCGCCGAATAATGAGCGCGCTAGGGCTCAGAGGCTACGGGCCCGAGTGGCTCAAGCAGACCTACCTGCTAGGCGTCGATCTTACGCTTGACGATGGTAGCCCATACCCTGACGAGCTCTTTACAACGGCCCTCGATCAAAGTGAGCGCGCGATAGCTTCTGAGCTTGGCTTGACCTTACAGCCGCAGACCTACCAAGAGCGCCACGACCGCGAGCCCGACGGCGTGAGCGGGTGGTGGCCTATCAGGTCACGACAGCGCCCGCTTTTAGCCGTCGATAAGCTCTCTATCGTTTACGGTCGAAGCACAACGCGCTCAGAGCTCCCGCCTGAATGGGCTATCATCACCGAGCAAGACGCGGGACAGATTCACATAGTACCCACGACAGAGGGCGCAAGCTCTTACCTGGTCGCGGGCGGTATGCCTGTCATCTTAGGGCTAGGTGGCCTCTCACAAGCGTTCTATGTGCCCGCATATTTTGAGCTCACCTATCAAGCGGGCTTCCCCCTCTACACAGGCGCCGCGACAATCGCCCAAGGGCAGAGCTCAACAAGTATCAGCCTACCCGCAACACTCGAGCGCCCATACACGGCGACCACAAGCGCGGGCAGTATCAGCGCGCGGCTCTATGATTCTATCGAGATCAGCCTAGACAGCCCCGCGCAGGCAGACACGCCTTTAACTTGGCAGGTGGACACAATGCCCCCCGAGCTAATCAGGGCTATAGCGCTCAAGAGCTCTAATGTGGTGCTTAATATCGCGGGCGACCTAATCGCGGGCGCAGGTATCGCGCAATTATCTACGAGCATGGACGGCTTGAGCCAGTCTATCGCGACAACGGCGAGCGCGACAAATGCGGGCTATGGCGCGAGAATCTTACAGTATGAGCGCGAGCTAAAAGAGCTCATGGGCACACTCAAAGCGACATATAGGGCGCTCAACTTCGCCGCGCTCTGAGGAGGCCCCCATGATTCTCGCAGGACGCGCGCCCGTAAAGCTTCAACCTCGCGCAGATTTTAAGCCCGAAGAGTTTAGAAAGCGCATCTTCTCACACGGCCTTAATGTCAGGTGGGAACAGGCCGCAGAGTGCCCTTGTAACCAACCCGCGCAGAGCGGCGGCTTTAGCGCGACGTTAAGCGGCGCGCAACACGGCGAGCGCAGGCGCTCAGATTGCCCCGCTTGCGACGGGCGCGGCTATATCTACCACAGCCGCCAAACGATCAAGGCGATAGTCACAGGCGCCCGCAAGACAGATGAGCGATTCAGCCAAGTAGGGGGCTCAGAATACCCCGAGGCCACAGTAGGTTTCACGCTATTACCTGAGCACCTAGCGGGCGCCTTTGATCGCTTCACTTTATTAGACAGCGAAATCGTTTATCGACAAACGCTTACGCGAGGCACGGGCACAATAGACACGCCAAGGTATCCCATCATTCAGCGAACGCACGACTTGACGCCCGCCCCGCTGACCTTTGGCGTGAGATATTGCATGACCTCAGATATAGAGGGCAACGTAGACCCAAGCGCCCACAAGCGCACCGAGGGCGAGCACTTCACAGTAACAAGCCTGGGCGCGCTCGAGTGGATAGACAGCCCACCCGCAGAGGGCGCGCGATATAGCCTCGAGTATTACACTCACCCCGCCTATATTGTACAAAGCACCCCGCACAGCATAAGAGACAGTTACATCAATTTTAAGGCCCCCGCGCCCTATCATGTCACGCTCCCGATATACGCCGAAGCGCGCCTAGAGTTTTATGGAGCTCCCGAGGTAGCGGCCGATGTTTAACGCGCAGACCGCGGGCCTAGACCCTAAGAGCAGAGAAGCCAGAGCGTATCGAATAGCAGAGGCGCTTGTGGCCGCTTGGAGAGCCGAGGCGGGCGCAAAGCTCAAGCGCACAGCGAGCCTATACAAGAAGGCGATCACCCTTAGACAAGTCTCGCCGAATCATGTGATTATCAGCCTAAGCGGCGCCGTTCCCCTCATGCTCGAGTTAGGTGTTGCCCCGCATGATATGAGGCGGTATCTACTCAAGACACGGCGCCCCAACGCTTCACCGATCCGCAAAGTGAAGAAGGGCCCGCGCAAGGGCGAGCCTTACCGCTATATTATGTTCAGGCGCACAGCCGAGGACATAGAGAGCTACGGTGGCGGCGCGGGCGCCGTTAGACAAGCCCGCAGCCTGAGCCCCTCAACGTCTCAAACAAACGGGCGCCTAGCTTATGGCTCACGCTACAACAGCGCAAGCGCGCACTTCCTGAATAAAAGCGGCGTTAGGAGCGTGAGCGGCGCGCTTGAGGGGATGGTAAGACTGGAAGGTGGCGCGAGCACCGCGAGCAATAAAGGCAGCCGCTCGACTTATGCGACATGGCGCACAGTCTCGACACTACGCCCCGAAGCGTGGAAACACCCAGGCTTTAAGGCGCTCATGTTACACCGCAAAATCATTCAAGACGCGGCGCAGATAGCCGAGGCGGCGGGAGTTTAACATGATGCACTACCACGCGCTAAGCGTCATCAGAGCCGCCCTGAATTACTACCTGAGCCCCGAAGGTTTAGCCTCTTGGTTAGAGCTCTTTAGTGTCACCGCGCATGATACGGACAGCCTAACCACAATTCACGCGGAGCTTAGCGCCAAACCCCCACAGCTCAGAGCCTACGCGCTCGCGGGCAACGCCGAGCCGCCGCTTGTGGTAGCTCAGCTAGGTGACTATCGAGTAACAGACCGACCGCTAGGACATACAGCGGGAGGCGCGGAGGCCACGATCTCAAGCCAAGCGATCAGGCTTGAGATCATAGCCAAGGGCGCCGACGAAGCAGAGGCGCTCGCTTTCACGGTCTACGCCGCGCTCAGACAGGCCCGCGCCGACTTCCTAGCCAATGGCTATCTATCCATGAGCGTAGACAACATCACCGAGCTAGAGCCCCATGAGGCCCTAGCCGCTGAAGAGCTTGGCATGTATATCAGGCGCATAAACGCCGCCGCCCAGATACAAGATCATATCGCGAGGCTAGGTGAATGGGATAGCACACTAGGCACCTTGACCGCTCAGCTCAGGCGCCACGGTGGCGCGATTGACCCACTCTAGCCAAGCCCAACAAAACAAGATAAAATAGAGCCAACCAAGGAGGCCGATCATGCCGAGCTTTATCACACAAAGCGGATTCCCCCGCACCGCGCGCCCCGCTATTTACGCCCGTATTGACGCGAGCGCCCTCGCAGGCGGCGCGCTCGATTCAGGCGCCCTCGCTATCGTAGGCGACTTTCCGAGCTTCCCGAGCTCTGAGCCCGTAGCTTTCAGCTCACGGCGCGCTATGGCCGCCTTTGACGCGACAGACCGCGACCTTGCACAGCTCGCGGCGCTCGCCTTCTCACCTAGTGATGACGAGAACGCCAACCGAGGCGCCGCGCAGGTGGCTATGATTAACGCTCGAGAGGGCGCCGTCGCGGCCACCCTTGCACACGGGCCCATCACATTGACAAGCTCAGTATATGGGCCCCGGGGCAACCGCCTCCAGGGTACGCTCACAATCAACGGCGACACCCACGCGCTCAGCCTTAATCGAAACGGGCTCACAGAGGCGTACAGCGTAGAGAGCACCCCGCTCTTTAGCATCACCAACAACACGGGCGCCTCTATCGAGTACGAGCTAGAGACGGGCACCTTCACGCTTTTAGACGCGGGCGCGCTCACGCTCCTCTCAGTCACAAGCGCAGAGGCCCCAACCGCCCGCGCGCTCGTTGGCCTCATTGATCAGCTCGAGAACATTAGCGCGACACTCATCGACCCCATTAACGCGCCCCTCTCTGAGCTCGACTACTTGAGCGGGACAATCGCAGACGGCGCAACGGGCGAGCTCAAGGCGCCCGCGTTCCGCCTCATGCGCGAGCTCAGCGTGAGCGGCCTAGTGAGCGCAGAGCTCGACAATTCAAGCACCGCGGCGAGCTTTAGCGCGAGCACCGAGACAGCGACAGGCGGCGCCCAGGGCTCTGTTTTAGATTACGAGGCGGCCTTACAATCTATCGAGGCGCTCAGCTATCAGCTCGTTGTTCTGTTCAGCTTGAGCGCGGCCGACCAAAGCAAGCTAGGAGCGCACCTAGACGCCGCCGCCCGCGCGGGCTACGAGCGCCAAGCCTACACGGCGATAGATTCCACAAGCGCCCTGAGCGCTGTTAAGACACGCGCCGCGAGCCTTAACGCTCCTGATATTGCCCTGACGGCCCAGTCTATCACCATCTACAGCCCAACGGGCGAGCGTGTGACCTTAGACAGCCGCTACACCGCGCTTATGTTCGCCGCGATGCAGGCAGGAAGCGACACCGCCGAGCCTTTAACACGCAAGCGCCCCCGCGTTATCTCATTCTCACAAGCGTGGAACACCCACGCCGACGCGGAAGAGGCGCTTAGATCAGGCGTGATCTTTATGAGCTCCGACACTATCGGCGCGCGTATCGAGCGCGGCATCACGACTTGGCTCGAGGACAATAACCCCATTTACAGCGAAATCAGCGCTTACGAGAGCTTACTTGTGAGCGTGAGAGACATTAGACAGGCGCTAAATGATCAAATCGGGCGCCCCGCCCGCTCGTCACAGCTCACCCTTATAGAGAGCCGAGTAAACGCGCGCTTAAATGCTCAGGTGCTAGACGGCACGATTAAAGCGTTCGCAAACGTCACACTCGAGGACTTAGGCGATCAGGTCGCCGTGAGTTATGACGCCGCGCCCGTAGAGCCCCTCAACTTCATTACCTTGACCGCCGTCGCGCGGCGCATCTAAGGAGCCCTTAAAATGCCACAGTATAAAGCGATCAGCGGCGCGGCCTGTAAAGTCTACCTCTCAGCCACAGGGCAGGAAATCGGATGGGCGACAGGCGTAGACGTTAGCGAGAACATCACACAACAGCGTGTTGACGTAATAGGCGACATCGACAGCGCCGAAATCGTACCAGTAAGGCGCACCGCCACCATGAGCGTCGCGGCGATTAAGATTCAGCGTCAACCGCTAGAGGCGGCGGGCGTATGGCACAGCGGCGACACCGACGATTTACTAAACAGCGCCGCGCTCGACTTCGCTGTGATTGATGACAACACGGGCGACCCGCTCCTGACTTTGGAGGGGTGTAAGCCTACTACGCGCTCGTTTAGGGTTGATTCTCAGAGCCTTTTCACCGAAAACCTAAGCTTTGAGGTGAGGCGCATCATCTACCCAACCAACTAAGCGCCCCCGTGAGGTGACACATGAAGCTCAGCGAAATCAAAGAAGGGCGCCTTAAACCCGACACGGGCGGCCCCACCACGACCAACGCCGAGCGGGTGATTCATCTCACATACGAGGCCCAGGGCAAGAGCCACAAGGCCACATTCACCGCGCGGGTATTGGATATGAGCGCGCGTATCTCAAGAGATCGCGCGCTTGCTATGCTGAGCGCCCCCACGCGCTTCGATGACTTACCCACGGCCGCGAGGCTTAGAATCTTCGCGCTCGCCACCCTCGCCCACGCGCTCATTGACGCGCCCGCATGGGTTGAGGAGTGGATAGGACTAGATGACGAGCTCTTATTCTCTTTATACGAGGAGGTAGCGGCCCATGAGGCCGCTTTCTTTCGCGGCGACATGGAAGAGGGCACAGCTCAGGAGGAGCGCCCCCGCGTTCAGCTTAGGGCGCTTGATACCGCCCCCCGCTCTTGAGCCGTGCCCTTTAGACCCCACACGACCCAACGCGCACCCCGCACAGGTCTTAGAGCTCGCGCTGTTATCTCTCGACGAGGACGCCTTTAACGCCGCCCGACCGACTCAACATGATACGCTACAAGCAGACGCGCCCGCTAAAACGGGCGTCGCATGGATAGACGAACAGGAGGCCGCGCGCTATGGCTCAGAGCGTACAAATTGACGTAAGAGTGGGAGATGATCAGCTCACACAACGGCTAAAAGAGCAGATCAGACTAGCAGAACAACTACAGCGCACACTCAACGCGCCAAGACCCGCGGGCGCCCAAATGGGAGCAGGCGCCCCGATGGGAGCAGGCGCCCCTGGGGGCATCCAACAAGACGCGCGAGGCTACTACAGAGACGCGCGCGGGCGCTACGCTTCCCCTGAAATGCTCGCGCCGTATGGCCTACAACAACCAAACCAAGCAGATAAGGAAGAGCAAGAGCGCCGCGCGCGAAATAAAAGACGCATGGCCGCCGCTCAAAGCTTTTTAACCCAAACAAGCGCGGGCGGGATGCTTCAAAGCATAGGTGGCGCCGTCGAAAATATCCCTTTTGTCGGCCCCATAGCGAGCGCTTATCTAGGGATCAAAGGGCGCTCTCTACAAATGCGCGAGCAAATGGCAGGACAGGCCGCAGGGCTCGAACAACTAGAGGCCCGCATGATGGGCGCCATAGACACGACAGACGCACAGGCCGCAGGCGAGGCGCTCACCAGGGAGCTCCAACCGCTAGGCTTTGGCCCCCAAGAGGCGCGGGCGCTAGGGCTCCAAGTGGCGACGGCCTACGGGCGCGGGCTATCTAGTCAACAGCTACAAGCCCAAGCGCTCGAGTTAGGAGCCGCCGAGCGCGCAGGCATCCCCGCGGCTATGCTCGCTCAATTTGCGGGCGCGCTCACAGAGGCGGGAGGCGGCGACTTTAGCGCGACTATGGAGCTCACGAAAGAGGTCAGGAACCTAGCAGAGCAAGGGCTAGATCTAAGGGGCTCAGGCGTTCAAGCGTTTCTTAGCGGCGTGAGCGGCCTAGCCTCGAGCCTAAGCGGGCAGGGCTTGAGCGTGAACGTGCGACAGCTCAGCGACACAATGAGAGGAATCAGCCGAGTAACAGGGCGCACAGGACAGCGCCCGCTCCAGATCACACAAGCCCTTTCAGGCGCCGCAGGTGGCGCGCGCGCTGCTTTTCAAGGCCAATTCAGCGGGCTCGTAACGTCAGCCATTCAAGCGGAAGCGTTCAGCCAAGCAGACAGCCCACTAGAGGCGATGAGAATCATGGAGGACATACAGCGCGACCCCGCACGGGTGCAGGAGATCACGCGCCGAACCTTCGGGACAGAGGGCGCCGCGCTAGGACTCGCAAGTATTGGGGGCATAGGCACACGCGAAGCAGAGAAGCTCGCCGCCGCGCCTACCCTCAGAGCCACGGGCGCCGAAGCAGCGCGCTTGACAGCGGAGCAGCTCAGCCAAGGGCTCACAATCAGCGCGGCACAAGCACAACAACAACAGACGCTAATTGACCCACTCAGGACAGCAGAAGCCACCAAAGAGCTACAAACGCTGATCGAAACGAGCACCACACTACAAAAGTCAGTCTTACAGTTGACCGATAACGCCCAAGCGCTACAAGCGCTTACAAAGGGCCTGGCAACCGCGCTCGATTATGCTTCCAGGTGGGTACCGTGAAAGCCTACTACTATACAGACACCGAGCGCCGCGAGCTCACGCACTATTTAACGGCGATCAGCATTGAGAGCTCAGTAAACGCCCCATACCACCGCGCAAGCCTGAGCCTCAAAAGCACACCCGAGCTCGAGCGCTTACTATTACCACAGACGCCACAGGGCACCGCGGGCCTTGACCTTTGGATACTAGTAACCGAGGAGCTAGACGCCCAAGAGCGCGCGCTATTCATAGGCCCCGCCCAAGAAATCAGCCGCACACTCAGGGCCACAGAATCAGCCGCGCTCACGACCGACACGCTCACACTAACAGCGAGCTCACCACTAGCACACATGATGAGCTCAGCGATCTATTTGAGCGGCCGCCCGCAAGAGATCGACGGGCACATAAACACGCTCAAGACATGGGGCGGGACAATGCGCGAGCTCTTTCGCGCGCCGTTCCAAAATAACAACGTAGGCGCAGTCTTTCAGCGCATCTATAACAAGCTCGCGCCGCCGTATCGCTTCCCCACGTTATTGGGCGCCGACCTCTCACAAATACCAGTTATTTACAGCGCCGAGCGCGCCCAACAATACACACCCACACAAGCGCCCCTCTTTCGCTCGATTCACGGCCTAGCCGTCAACGTAGTCTCACAAGCGACAAACACAAGCGGCAGCCCCTGGCAGATTCTCGCGGGCGCCTTCGACGTCGACCCGAACCTTGTTGAGCTCTTCTATACGCTCGAGCCCGCAACAAAAGGCCCCCTATCGCAGAAGATAGGCGCAACGCCCGCAATCGTTTACAGATTTAAGCCCTATATCTTCGGACAAATAAGCGCGCCCGCAGGCGTAAACGCAGCCAACGAACAGACCCAAGACGCAGCCAAGACCCCGCACAAGATGACGGCCAATGAGATCATTTATCTCAGCACGACACAGAGCGATCAAGACCGCATAAACGCCGCATATGTAGACACGCCCTTGACCATATCGCGAGGCGTCGAGAGCTTCGGGCTACTCGCAAACCCCGCGCTCAATCGCGAGGATATAAACCGCGCAGGGCTCCGAATGTATCGCGCAAATTGGCCCTTTTTCCCACCACGCGGGACAGCCGAAAACATGGCGCCGCATACGCGCTACTTAGTAGCCATAGCCTCGACAATCACAGGACAGGCGCACCAATACGCGAGGGCGCAAGCCTCAACAGCTTACCGCCCCGACCTACGCGCGGGCCTATGGCTCAAGCTCCAAATCACAGAGCGCCGCGCGCTTGTGGCTTATATCGAGACAATCAGCCATAACCTCAGCATGAGCGGCGCCACGCTCACAAGGCGTTCACAGCTCACCCTAGCGCGCGCCTTTTACATCGAGGAGGGCAGCGACGCATGAAAAGGAAAGTCTCACTAAGGACAGGCCCCGCGCTCTCAATCATGCAGGTGGTCAGGCGTTATCAAGTAGAAGGGGAGCCTGCTTATGACCTGATAGACACGGGCGGGCGCTTTTATGAGGCCGCCGAAGCGCTCACACTAGGTACAGGCGCCGAGCTCGCGCTTGACTACCCGCTTGACAGCGACGTTCTAGTGCTCACACAGGGCTATGGCCCCCCGTACATTTTAGGCGGCTTCTCATCAGTCCCCCGAGCAGACAACGCCGAGCCTGACAGCGCGGGAGAATATCAAAGCGCCCTAGCGCTAGGAGACGCCCAGATAAGTAAAGGCGCCACACGTTTAATCATCACCGAAGCGGGCGCATATATTGGCCCCGTGCTCAGAGCACAAGGGCGCCTAGAGGTAAGCAACGGCGCAGAGCCCACACAGAGCGCCGCCGTAGCCGAGCCCACGCGCGACACCTTACAAGACCACACCGACAGGCTAGACGAGCTCAAGAGCGCCGTAGATAAACTGCTACAGATCGCAGAGCTCACAGCGGCCACAGCACTAACCACCACCGCCACAGAAGCCACAGCGGCGGCGGCCGCCGCAACCCAGGCGGGCGACCTGATCACGGCGGCGCAAAAGACCGACGAGGCCGCACGGGCCACAAGCTTGGCCGCCGAGGCCCCCGAGCTCACCACTACGCACCAAATCGGGACACCAAGCCCCCCGCCTGATATAATACTGAGCGAGCTTCTAAAACTTGAGAGATGACCCATGATCAAAGGCATAGACCTAACAAACGGATTTATTGCCGACTTGGTGCGGGTAAACGTGCGCTATGTGCTCGAATGGCGACGAAATGGCGAGATTCACCGCGCCATAGGTCTACCGCTACCGCCGCAGGCGCTACGCATCTCCCAGGACACACCCGCGCTTATCACTCACACCATAGGCGGCGGCGTAATTCGGGAGCTCAGCCCGAGCTATATTAAGACAATCACGCTAGACGGATCGGCGGGATACGACGCCCGCAGCGCATACAACCGAGAGGGCGCTTTTATCTTCGCCAACGGGCCCGCAATCCTAAACGAGTTTCGAGCGTTCCTAGAGCTCTACCAAGACGCGGCACACGACGCGCCCACCGACTACGCACAACGCGCGAACATATCGGCGGGCCTAATCCACCAAAACGAGCTAGTTTTTCGAGCGCTAGACGAGGACACACACGCCCGCGTCGAAGTGGAGAGCCTAGCAATCAGCAGAGATGCACAAAGCACCCACACAGCCCCCGCGTGGAGCTTGACGCTCAAAGCATACGACACGGCGCCCACATACGCGCGGCCCTTTGACGCATACCAAAGCGCGCTAGAGAGCCTCACAAACGCAATAAACCAAGCAGCCGCCGCCGTCGCGCTTGTTGGCGCCGCGCTTGAGGGCTTCAATACCTTGGGCCGCTTAGCGCTCGCGCCACTTGAGGCGCTCGCAAACATTAGCCGCGCCGCGCTCACGATCACAGACGCCGCGCGAAATCTAGTAGACATACCGAGCGACATAATCAGCAGAGCGGCGGGCGCCGCGCTCAATACGCGCACAGCTTTCACGCGCTTAATAGATGACGTTGAGCGCTTCCCCGCCGAAACGGGCGCCGCTTGGGAAGCGCTAAAAACGGCGATCTTAGGCGCCGACGAAGCACAAGAGCAAGCAGAGCGCGCGCTAGGCGTGTTAGGACGCCCGATAGAGCCCTATACACCCGAGGCGCCCGCGCTCACAGCCTCAGAGCTGACACCAGACCTAGAAGAGACAAGCGCGGGCTCGACAGCAAGCGCCGCCGAGCTCTATAGACTCCGCTTAGGTGAGGACTTAATGCACCTCGCGCGGCGCCTGTATGGCGACGCCACCAGATGGACAGAGCTCGCAGAGCTGAACGGGTGGCTTGACGCCTTCACCCTACCCAACGGGCGCACAGCTCGAGCGGGCGACCCGCTACTTATACCCACCGAGCTAGAGCCGCAGGCCGCCCGCTCATCACTAGGTAAAGACCTAGCACTAGATAACAGCGGCGACCTAATCCTAAGCGGCGCAGACCTCAAGACCATAAGCGGCCCGCGCAATCTCTCCCAAGCGCTTAGGCTCAGAGTACAAACCACCCGCGGCGAGCTCACACACGCGCCGACGTATGGCCTACCGCGTTTAATAGGGCGCAAGCTCACAGCCTCGAGCGCGGGCTACATCAGCGCCCATATACGCGAACAGCTCACCCTAGACCCTAGAATCGAGCGCTTGAGCCGCTTGGAGCTCACCGATATAGATAACGGGCTGAACATAGACGCCGAGGCAATCGCCACGACGGGCGCGCTCATATCCCCACAGATCACCCGAGGGCTTTGAAATGCCATACACACCGAGGACACGCGCCGAGCTTGCCGAAATCGCGCTAGGCGCAATCATAGCCCGCTCTGGGCTCGATGATACAGCGGAGGGCTCAGTCATTCACACCCTCGCCCAAGCTATGGGCGCTCTTAGCGCGAGCTCAGAGCGTCAGATTGAGCTTGTAAGGGCGGCTTATGACTTTCGCAACGCCACGGGCGCCGAGCTTGACGAGCGCTTAGGGGAGTTTCCACCCGATACGCTCAGCCGCCACCCCGCAACACTAGCGCGCGGAGTATTAACGGCGCGCTTTGAGGCGCTCACCGCCCAAAAAACAATCAGCGCGGGATCATCTTTCGGGAGCTCCACAGATGACGCGCTCGTATACATCACCACGGCAGACCACACGGCGCAAATAGGCGACACATCGCTAGAGCTCAACATAGAAGCGAGCCAAGCGGGCACGGGTGGCAATATCGGCGCGGGTATCATCGACACCATACTAAGCGCGCCGTCGTGGGTCGCGTCCGTCGAAAACCAAGAGCCCATAGCAGGCGGCCTCGATGAAGAGACAGACGCGGCGCTAAAACGGCGCGGGCTGCTATATCTCGCCTCGCTCGCTCGCTCACAACCCCAGGCGCTCGAGAGCCTCGCCTATAACCACGCAAGCACGGCGGGCCGTGTTATCCTCGCGGCACTATGGGAAAGCCCGCACACGCTAGGCTATTCAGAGCTCTATATAGACGACGGTACGGGCCAACTAGACACACACACCGAAATAGGCCCCGTTTACCAAGGAACGGCGGGCGCTACAGGCGTCACAAAGCTCTATTTTCAGGCGCCCGCTGTGCAATCGCCCGTTGTGCTCACAGACGCAAGCGGCAGCTTTGCACCATTAAGCCCCGCGCTCTATATCGCGCAACCTGAGCGCGGAATCATCCACATTGAAGCGGGCGCAATCCCCGCGGGCGTCGGTTATAAGCTCGCCCCTTATCGTGTTTATACTGGTCTAATCCAAGAACTACAGAGCGCGATAGAGGGCGACACTTCCAACCCCGCGAGCTCACAAGGTTGGAGAGCGGCAGGCACCCGAGTAAGAGTACAGCCCGCGGCGCCGTATAGGCTCGACTTTGACCTCGCGCTAGTAGTGCAGACGGGCTACGACCTCGACAGCGTGGCCGCCGAAATCGAGCAAGCGCTAATCGAGCTCACATACTCGCTCACCATAGGCGCGCCGCTCTATGTGAGCCATATAATCAACACAATCATCGAGACAGAAGGCGCTTTAAACGCGCATCTATATATCGCGGGCACAGGAAGCAACCCCGACCCCGAGCCCCTCGCGGATATATACCCGCCCACTAACAACGTGATAAGATTAGGCACGGTGCAAATAGTGCCAGCATCAGAGGAGACTTGAGCACATGGACAGCGTTAGACTTCAAGCCCTAGAGCGCGCCGAGCTCAATGACCTTTTAGCACTCCAAGGGCTCACCTATGAGCACATCAGGCGCGCGCTTGGTCACTTGCTAGGCTCACCCAACCACACGGGCGACACAGGCGAGGGCGGGCTAATCAGCAAACCCGCGCTGACATATAACAGCACAGCGGGCACCCTCGCGCTCAGCTCCTTCTCTTATCTTGAGCTCACACGCGGCGGCGCAACAATCACAGCAGGGCAAACAGCCACACCCGAGACGCGCTTAATACGCTTCGACAGCGGCGCAAGTGGGCACACGAACCACCCGATAGACATTAGCGCGCACAGCACCGCAAACACATACATGAGCGTATGGGCGCGCTTTACCTCGATCAACGAGGACATAGACGCCCGCCGAGCCTGGAGCGTGACACAGAGCACAGAGATAAGCATCACCATCCCCACACGCGAGCGTGAGCGGGTGGAGTTTACCGTGCGACTGACCGCAGACGGACGCCCAACCGATTCAGGCGCGAGCCGTTGGGTAGCGCTCTTTGACTATTTTATCAGCTCAGGCGGCGCGCTAAATGTCACGACCTACCACCACGGACTAGGCGCCGCCGACGATGAAATAGAGGCGCTTTATAGCGTACCCGCCGATAAGATCGACATGAGCGAGGAGCTCGACGAGATCACCACGGCGCAGGGCGCAAGCTATGGGCTCACCCAACAGCTCAGCCACATTAGAGCGCTCTTGTATCGCATCCAACACCAAGGGGCAATCGACACCACGACCGCCCCAAACTCCTCACGATGGAGCTCTACAACAGTCAAAAGCTTGAGGCAGCTAGACATAGAACTAGCTAACACGATCAACGACCTCGAAGCCGTCGAGGTAAGGGCTACCACGCTCGAAAACCGCACCGCGGGCCAAATCTTCAGCGCCGATTTTCAATTACACGCACAAATCACGCTAGACCCGAACACGCTTTTAGCAACCACAAAAAGCCACACATGGAGCTCAAGCCCAGACCCTAACGCGCTGCTCTTTAGCTTGTTGTTCGATTACACACGCGCACCTACCGAAACGGGCACCTTTGACGGGCTTAATGCCTTCAATTCAATAGGAAGCTTCTTAGACGTTCTCGCGCGCCCCGTGCTCAGCTTCAACCTGCTCAACCCGTTTAATATCGCATGGATATTAAGCGCAGATGTTAGAGCACTAGGCTACGACGCAGACACGGACGCCTTTAATAATTTGAGTGAGCCAAACTATGCCTATAGCGACGTAGTGGCATGGCGCCCGATCATCGAAAACCCCGCAGACCCTACCACGGGCGCGACCTACGAAAACGCCGTAATGAGGCTAGGCGACCGAGCATACACGGCGGCGGGCGGTACGACCATGACACAGCAAAACAGCACGAAAATGGAGCTCAATCTAGGCGGCCAAGGTTATAGACCTTATTCCTTGAATATGTCGGCAAACGCCGCGGGCAATTATGTATTCCACTTTATTTTCTCGCTCAGGCTCAGCAATAGGGGGAGCTTCTAATGATCACCGCACACGCAGGCTTTAGCGCTTCACCTATCACCAACCCGAACCACGAGCTCACAGAAGGGCTCATAGACCTACCTACAAGCGGCGTGAACATCTACGCCGACGCCGTGGACAGCGCAGACCCGAGCGCGGCCTTTTCTTTCGCTTGGTCTATTCTACACCCACGCACAGGCCAAACGGCGAGCATACCCGCACCCGCGAGCGCATCGACCACCCTCGACAATATAGCGGCAGTATGGGGCGACGTTCGCTTGTTCGTCGTAGCCACCAACACAAGCACGGGCGAGAGCTCAGAGGCAGACCCGAGGCTTGCACCCGCGAGCGCCTTCGCGACGCTACAAATAGAGAGCGAGAGCAAAGCCCTGACATTACCCGCCATAGGCTCGCGCGAATGGTGGCGCAGTTTTGACGGCCTAGCTCAAGCCGTTGAAGATTTAGAGCTGACAGACCAGGCACTAGACAGCGCGACAATCAACGGCGCGGGCGACCTGATCTTGACCCTTAACGACGGCACCATCATCAACGCGGGGCAAGCCCGCGGAGCAGACGGCGCAGACGGAGCAGACGGAGCAGACGGCGTAGACGGCATTTATATTGTAAGCGCCTCAGTAAACGGCTCAGGTGAGCTATTATTGACCATGAGCGACACGACCGTCATCAACGCGGGCACTATCCCCGACAACGACACAAAGCGCCATATTTACAGCACGGGCACGATAAGCCACTACTTCGACGGCACCCTCCACAGCGGGCTAAACCCTAATAAAAGGATATGGATCGCGGGCCCGTGGATCGCACACACAGACATAACGCTAAACCTTGCATCAATCACCCTTTACGACGGCGGCCCGCTTAACAATCAAATCACTTTTGACATCACGCTGACCACAGCGGCGGCCTATGCGCTCAGCGGGAACACTCCGCCAAGCGCGGCCGCCTCTTTCGCCGTCACCCAACCCACAGCGAACGAACCATTAAGTGCCACATCTTCACAGCTCAATTTGACAGTCACCACAGGCACCCTTTTCGGCTTATGTATGAGCGCACCATCTCAAGGCGCCGCCCAAGGGCTGAACGTAAACATCACAGCAACGGAGCTCTAAGACTATGAGCGCGGGCTTTGGCGACCAGTACCTAGACGGCTCAGGCTTTGGCGATCCGTACCCGCTCAGCGCGGGCGACTTGTCGGGCTTTGGCGACCCATACGACAGCCCGCGCGCCGTTGTCGCGCCCGCATCGCAGACGCTACCACACACAGGCGGCGCGCCTCTTGTGCTCATAGGTGATTTTCCCCTCGAGCTCGCGCCGTACAAGCTCACCATGAGCGTGGACGGACAGACCCGCGAGCTCTACAGCGGCCGAGCAGGACAGGGCGCACACCTGCACCCGCTCAGAGGCAAGCTGAGAAGCTACACACCACCGAGCCCCGCGGGCACATATACGCTCACGCTCCTGTATGGGCCGAGCTTTGGGCAATCGTTAGAGCTCACGAACGCGCTAGAGGTAGCACCCGCGCCCCGCCTAGCTGAGCGCTACGCTCTCGCGCGGCTATTCCCCGCCCTATACGCTACAGGCCCCCGCGATTCACAGAGCCAGGCAATCGACCCCGCCACCGAGACGCCCACCCGCGGAACACTTGAGCTCATTATCGAAACCGCCGCGCAACTACTGACCAAACACGCCGCGCCCGCAACAGTCACCACGGCGCCCACGCCACCAAGCGAGGCGCCGCTTATCCCCGTCGAAAGCGTGTTAGGCTTTGCGCCCACAGGCCGCGCTTGGATAGATGGACAGCTCAGAGCCTATAGCCTGAGCGGCCAAGCCTTACAGCTCACAGACACCACGCGCCAACATATCCCCGAGGGTGCAGAGGTCAAGGCCCATGTATATCGAACAACCTAGCCCGCTTTACCTGGCACGACAGGCGACACAGATACACGCCGCAGAGGGCGCCGACCTCCAAGCGCTCTCTAATATGTTCGGCCTACCCTGGATAGCCCAAAGCATAGACGAGAACACACAGCGCGCTTTTCTTACAGCTACCACTTACAGCGCCAAAGGCTCACCCGCCGCGCTCTTTCGCACTTTAAGGGCGATCTTCCAACGCCATGAGCGAACATTGACAAGCGCCACCCTCACACCCAACCCGCAAGGCGCCACCATCTCACACCCTGAGCTCACAGACGAGGACGCGGGCGCGTGGGTAGAGTGGACACCCAACGACGGCACACCCGCCCAAATATACCACGCGAGAGCAGCGCAAACGGGCGCCATACTCACGACCCCCGCGCGCACCACTTGGCACCAACAGCCCCCGCTCTCAGGAGCACAAACAACGGGCGTTTTAAAGGTGCTCGCCTTCACCATCAGCGAGCCCGCACCCGCAAACAGCACCGAGGCCGCCCGCCGCGTGAGCCGCCCTTGTGAAGTGATCATAAACACCACCGCCGACACGCTCGACACGCCGCCGACCTACCTCCGAGAGCTAGACACCCCGCGCATACCGCCCGAGCCCAACGGTGGCCACATCATGGACTTGTTTGACGGCAACCCAGACACCTCGCGCGGCGATCAAACGCTAGGCCCTTACCCTCTATATTTTCCGAGCGACGGACAAACGAGCCTATCAAGCACACTCGAAGGGCTATTAGCCGCGGGCGTCAGGCTCAGAATCACGCTATAATATAGCGATAAGGAGGGCCGCGCATGATTGAGCTCTTAAACATAGAACCCGCCAAGCCCGAAGCGCTCGCGCTCGCCGCCGTTATCGCGTGGGGCATTATTGAGATCATCAAGCCCGCGCTCAGGCTGTACGGCATCGAGCCGAAGAGCCCAAAGCATACGCTAATCATTAGAGCGGCCGCGCTCGTCGTGGGCGCTATGGTGGGCACTCCATTATATCCCGCCCTGAAAAGCGGCTCTGAGGTATGGACAGGCGCTAATATCTTAATAGGCGCCATGCTAGGAGGCTCAGCGGGCGCGCTTAACGCGCTACTTGTGGCACAAATCAAGAGGCGACTGAGGGGCAAACAATGAGCGACCGCGTAAATATACCCCCTTGGCTGTCACAAATAGCCACGGCCGCCGCTATCCCGTTGTGGCTTTGGGTGCTCTCACTCAGCCAAGAGCGCGCGGCTATGAGGCTTCAAATAGCAGCGCTTGAAAAGACACAGGAAGAACACACAAAAGAGCTCAAAGAGGCCGCAAAAATAGTGGTTTCTATCGGGTGGATCGAAAAGGAGCTCGCAAGACTCGCAAAGGCTCACGACGATGACTGATCAAGCTCTTATTTTCGCCTTTGGCGCAATCGCGCTCGTTATCCTCGCGGCCTCTTCGGAAGCGCAAGCCCCCCAAGCGCCAACAAAAGAAGCCAGTAAAGCCCTAGACATAGAGCCCGAGCTGACAGCGGCCGACCGCCTCGCACTCTTCAAGCAGAGCACGAAGAGCTTAAAGCGTATGAAGCAACATATCCGAGTGCTAAAGAGCCAACGCGAAGCGCTCGAGGCGCAAGCCGAGAGGCTCAAGACCTCCGAGTGTAAAAGCAAAAAATAGGCGCCCCCTAGAGCTCTCTCGAGCTCTAAAGGACAATGGGCCACCACAGCCCGAAAGGATAGGCGCGGCAGGGCTTGAACCTGCGGCCGTCCCGTTATGAGCGGGATGCTCTAACCAACTGAGCTACACGCCCGCGCTCACATCATAGACACCTTGACCGAGCGCGCGCCCTTAGTCAAGCACCATGAGCCGCCCCGCCTCATCACGCGAGCCCTCGAGGCCCTTACGCCACACGCGAGAAACCCAAGCGTCGGCGCCTAGCTTAACATCAGGCACCCACGGCGCCGCGTGTTCGACCATGAGCCGCGCGAGCTCGTCAGCCGCTTCGGGCGCCATATCTTCGGGACACTCGCATATAATCTCATCATGCACAAACAACACAGGCCGCACCCCATAGAGCGGGCTATCAGGCACCATGAAGCAGGCGCGCACGACCTCATAGAGCGCGCTCTTCGCCGCGTCAGCGATCAACCCTTGAAAAAACGTATTAGCGCCGTCAGTAAAGCCGACCCCACCACGGCGGCGCCCGCTCTTTTCTTGGTAGACACCGCCGCGCTCAATCAAGCTCTCAACGCGCTCAAAATAGCGCCCCATCTCAGGCCAAGTCTTAAACCACTTAGCGCGAAGCTCTTTCGCTTCATCTATAGACATCTCAAG